TTGGGTGAGATTGATCGCGTAGCGATTCATACGCAACCATGAAAGCATGTTGCGGGTGTGCCCGTAACCCCACCGGAAATGCGCTGAGACTTCACCTATGCCAGCGTCGGGGTGAGACTTCAACCACACCCAAACCTCATGGTAAGAAGAGATTGCAAAAGCGGCACGCCGCGTCCGTTTCACGGTTAGATTGTGGCCGCAATTGGGGCAATGTTTCATCAGCAGCGATCCGCTTTGGCGCCAATGATCACGCATTGGAACGGCCACGGAACCACCATCGCGGCGGTGGCGCCGATCGCCAGGGCGATGACGGCCAGGATCAACGCCATTATTTGCGCGTCACGTTTCATAATTGGTAACAATAGTGGAGCATTAGTTCGATTGCGTAGGATTTTTTATAACCCCAATCGTTGCCAACATGCATTTGAACGGCGGTTTTCCGCAAGGCATCGGCTTTGCTGTTGGCATCAACCACCGTAATTTTAAAGTTGAAAGTTTTGCGGTGTTGATACTTCGGCTCCCGCATGACTAGATATTGCTTCATGGTAATTTCACCGATGTAATTTCTTTATTTTGCGCCGCTTGTTTGAACGCGTCGATAAGTTGGGCGCGGTTGACGGGCGCAAGCCTTTCAAGATCAGCCCACGCCTCACCCATTACCATGCTTCCGTCAAGCGGGTAGTTGTTGAAGGCGTCGCGTGCAAGATAAGGAAAGATCGCGCGGAAGGCCGATATAAATTCCTTACGCTGTTCGCGTATCTCCCGCGATCGGTTGGGGTGGTTGGTCATGGCTTTAACGCGTCTTCGGTAATGCCGCGTACCTCTTCGGCGTGTTCCATTGCGATCTTGCCGGGCGTGGTGGTGAAGGGTAAAGGCTCGTCGCGCCAGCTCACGGCGTAGGTAATGGGATCGATCTTGGGTATTTGCCGGCGATCGCAAGCCTCACACACGCGGCTGGTTTCGGTTCGCCCATTGCCGTCAACGGTGCGGACGAAATTCCAATCGTGAAGCCCTACCAGGCATAAAAGGTTTTTCATTCGGCACCTTTTGCTTTTTCAATGGCGGCCCGTAGCGCATTCATCTTGGATCGATCCACTTCATAATAGCGAACCTCACCGCTGATCACGCGGCTATGGGGCACGGCCGACCCCCAAAGATCATCGGCCGCCGCCAGCAATTCAGGCGACGCGGCCATGACAGCGGCCAGCTTGCCGGCGTCACCACTGGCGCGGATCGGAACGCTTGCCAGGGTTTCGCCGGCTTCGCTTTCTATCGTGTAGGCAGGGAAGCGCGCGGGCTTCGGGCTTTTAACGGTGAGGGTCATAGCTCAGCCCTCCCGAACGTTGACGATTTCGTAGGTGGCTTCCCCGATCGGGCGGCCGTCGCGGCGGCACCACGTTTCGTGGAATTTATAGTCACTTTGCGCGGTTGCCAGTGTCTTGGCATGTGATTGGCTGGAAAAACCACACCCGCCGGTAACTGCGCCGTTGGCGAGGTTCTTAGCGGTCCAGCACCACGCATATACATATGTACGCTTGCTGTTTTTGATTTCTTTGGTGTAGCCGTTGGCGAAGATCGCAACTTGACGGGTCATCGTTTTGTTCCGCCCCTGATTAGGACCGAGGCGCATCCAACGAATAGAGACTAGGCGTTATTGACGGGTTCGTCAATAGGCTTCAATCATAGTCTTTAAACTCGGTTGGGGTGTTGTCGGTAGGGGCGGCGGGGTCTTCAACCGCTAGAGTTTCCCAGCCGGCCTTTGTAATTTTATACCAACCATCCTTGTCGCGGATGATCAGCCCCCAGTTCAACAGCCGTTGCGTTGGGCATTCCCCAGGCTGGCCATAGCCGGCGCGGGCATGGGTGGAATACCATTCCAATTGCTTCCTAAATATCGGGTGAATTTTACTCATGGCTTCAACCCAAAGATGGCGGCCACTTCGGCGTCGATCGGCGCCACGTCGCGCCCTTCCAACCGATCGGTCATAGAGGGCTCAGGCGCGACCGGGTGGGCCGCCATCCAATCGGCACGGTCTATATGATAGCCGTCGCGTTCGGCCTGGGTGAGCGCCATGACGCGCCGGGGCTCAAGTTCGTGGAAGACAAAGGCACCCTCAGGATCGCGCGACAACCACGGTGCCAGGCGTTCCTTGCCACCATCTGGATCGACGAAAGTTTCCCATTTCCCAGCCCACATTTGGCGCACCGCCCATTCTCCCAGCAATTGAAGATTGGCCGCAAAATCTCTAGGAACCTTAAGTATTGTAACGTTTACAGTTCCTTTCGGGGGTGATCTAAATTTGACATTGGACGCGCGGGCGCATGCAACACAATGCCCCGTGGTGGTGTAGCGATAATCTACATGATCACGCTTGCATGGGCGGCCGGTGAAAAATCGTGCATTTCCGGTTTCGTAGGCTTTCGCTCGCGTCATTAGTTCTGGCATGGAAAAATCCCTTAAGTTACAATTAGATACGCGGTTTATAGGGGAAGACGAATATCATGTCAAGTCAAAGGCTTAACTAAATGCCCGAATAGACAAAAATTTCCCTTTCCAGCGTTGGTGAACACTGTTGGGTACGTTACGTTTCCTGTTCTCCATACGTTACGTACACGTACCCAATTGTGTTCACATACACCCATATGTTCAAATATAGGGGTATATAGGGGTAATTATACAACCTATTGATTTAATTACATTAATGGTTTACCTCAAAATTCCCCCGATAGAAAAAAGCGGGAAACCGCCATTTTGACAACTACCACTAAACTGGTGGACAATCACAATTATGGGAAAACAAGAAATCCTGCCACCTGAAACCGTGGCCGATGCTGAGCGAGCCCAGCGATCGGCGCATGGCCATTTTGCCAAAGGCCACAACAAGAGTGGTGGGCGTGCGCCCGGTTCGATCAACCTGATGCCGGCCGAATTGAAAGACATGGTGCGCGAGGCGTTGGATAATTTGGGCGGCGTCAATTACCTGACGATGATCGGCGCGATGAAGCCCGAACTTTTCATTGGCCTGGTGGGGCGATGCGTGCCGCTCAAGATCACCAACGAAAACGAAAAACCACGCACGCTTGTTGTGGTGTCGACTCGGATCATTGATCCCGTCAAAAAATGAGCGTTGAGATTTTAGAGCTGGAATTTCCCGCGCCGCGATGGGCCGAACCGTTGCTTGGTGTCGCTCGCTACAAAGGCGCGAAGGGTGGGCGCGGCGGCGGCAAAGGATATTTCTTCGCCGATCGGCTGATAAGGGATTGCATCGTCAACCCCGGCACGCTGGCGTGTTGCTTGCGCGAGGTACAGCTCACCCTTCAAGAGTCGTCAAAGCGATTGATCGAAAAGCGAATGCACCACTTCGGCGTCACCGATCAATTTAGTCTGTACAAAGACGTGATCGAAACACCTGGTGATGGGCTGATCATCTTTCGCGGCATGCAATCCTATAATAGCGAAAACATAAAATCGCTTGAGGGCTATAATCGCTTTTGGTGGGATGAAGCTCAGAACGCATCGGCCACGTCGATTGAATTGTTGCGGCCCACCGTGCGCGAAAAGGGCGCTGAGATTCATTTTAGTTGGAACCCTGATGAAGCGCCTGATCCTGAGCACCCCTTTTCGTCCGTTGACGGATTGTTTGGGCTGCACATAGATGATCCGTTCAAGCGCATGGCGCATATCGCATCCATGCCGGGCGGCGGCGCCCTGGTGCATGTCAACTTCAATCAAAACCCGTGGTTCGATGAAACATCGCTAGTTGATGAGGAAAAATGGGACAAGCTCAACCGCGCGCCTGAGGATTACGCGCACGTTTGGGGTGGTGCCTATCGCACCAACAGCGAGGCGCGCGTATTCCATAACTATCACATCGAGAATTTCGAAACGCCGGCCAACCACCGCGACATGATTTTTATGTTCGGCGGTGATTGGGGTTATGCCGTCGATCCTTCCGTGCTGGTGCGTGCATGGACCGCGCGCAAGGAAGGTGAGGTTTATATTCCTGACGTTAACGGCCGCTTCCTGATGATTGATCAAGAGGCTTACCGTGTCGGGTGCGAAATCGATTACACGCCAGCATTGTTCGCCGGCAACAAGGTGGCCTATCCAGGCAACCCGTGGAAAAACGAAAACCCACATATCTTCGAAGGCATCGAAGGCGCGACGGAGTGGGAAATCACGGCGGACAGCGCACGGCCGGAAACTATCAGCTACCTACAGAAGCACGGATTGCCGCGCATCGTTGCCGCGATCAAAGGGCCGAACAGCGTTCAAGAGGGTGTGGAATTTATTCGCACCTTTACCGTTGTCATCCACACGCGGTGCAAACATACGGCCGATGAATTTACGTTCTACAGCTTCAAGGTCGATCCCAAAACCAAAGTGATCTTGCCGATCCTTCAAGACAAAAAGAATCATGTGATCGATAGCGTTCGCTATTTGTTGGAAAAGCGGCGCCGTGCGCGCGGGTTCTTTGGATGAAAGGTTTTGCTAGTCAAGTTTATGACGTGATCGTAGCCAATGCGGTTGATGGTGAAGGCACAACCAATCGTGAGTTGCGACTATTGTTCAACGTGCGCGCCAAAAAAGTTTTCAACGCGATAAAATATCTCACGCGCCTAAAGTTGATCACGAAAACGTCTTGGGAGGGAACGTTGAATCGCTACTATCCGAAGCGATAAGCCTTTGGGCGATGATCTGGACAAATCCATAAACCACCGCCCATTGGGGGCTTGGCTTTCACAAGTTCGTTTCGTTCCATGGAATATAGGGCGTCCATAGCCCGAACCTGTTTGCAATCTATAATCCCTATTGACGGGAACGGCAATAGCCCTTAATCATCATTTCGTTGGCTTGAAACCCCAACGCGTTAATACCAGCAACCAATGGGCGGTGGATCGAAGCCGGTTGCGTTTCAAGTGATGCCGGTAAAGGACGCACCATCGCCCAAAGGCTTTCAAATGATCGAACCCACAATAGAAGGCACGCCGATAACACTTTGCAGCGCCCACGATCTTTCCATCATCATCAACAGTGATCGGGTAGAATGGAGTGAAATTACACCAGATGCGCCTTTCACTTCTGATCAGTGTTTTGATATCGTGCAATCCATCGCATCGTGGCTATTGAGGGAAAAATGACGATTTGGAACATTCCAACGCTTGCGCCCATCACCCAACCCGGTTGGGCGATCGCGGCGCTCGTCTTCATCGTGCTTTGCCTGGCGTTCGGATTGCGGGCGCGATGATCAGATTTTGGCGTCGATTAAAGATCGCGCCTGGCATTAACCTTAACTTTTCGAAGCGTGGAATTTCCACTAGCGTTGGAATGCGCGGCGCTCACGTCACCATCGGCAAGCGCACAACAGTTTCAGCCGGCTTGCCGGGATCGGGGGTTTCAGTGCGTGAGACTTTGAACAACAATGAAGAGCGCCGGCCGCATGGCAGCGGTTGCGTGCTTGCATTGGTGGTGGGTTTCGTCATCATCCTGATCGTCTATTTCATAGGAGAGATAATCGCCCATGCCTAAGACCGTGAAAGTTTCGATCGCCCTACACACGCGCGAGCCCGATCCCGATGGCAACCAATGGGATGGTGGATATGAAGCCACCTATGGCGGCTATAACCGTCAGCATGTGATGATGGAAATTGATAACAACGGCGATGGCTTCGCGCGTGCGGATGCCATCACCTTCCCGAATGTCAACAGCGATCCAGAAACGTTTTCGTTTTTCTCGGTGGGCGTCGCCATGGCGCCGTCCGGCCAAGGCGGTTCAATCATCATCGCCGGCCCGCTTGAACCGCCGTTCTATGCTGCGCCTGGTACGTCGCCGCAGCTCAAGAATTTCGCTATTGGCGTGTACAGAAAGCGGTTGGATGAAATGCGCGCAGATGGGCGGTTTTTCGATCATGTCGAGCCCGATCACAAACGCGGCTTGAACATTCCCTAGGTCTAGGTTAACGTCCCGGCTTCCAATCGCCAACCGGGGGCATTTATGGCAGCGAAAACCACCACCTACGCAACAGCCGTGCTTGCGCTTTTGCTCAACGCAACGGCGATTGCCAATGTGGCCGACAACGCGGCATCTTCGCCACTTACCCAGCTTTACCTTTCGCTGCACACCGCTTCGCCTGGTACGTCCGGCAACCAGACAACCAGCGAAGCCGCCTATACGAGCTATGCCCGATCGGCCATTGCCCGATCGTCCGCCGGCTTCACATGTGCCGGCGGCACCGCAACGCTCACCAGCGCCGTGAATTTCGTCACGGCCACGGGTGGATCGGAAACCGAAAGCTTCATGGGTATTGGTTCGGCATCGTCGGGCACGGGGGTGCTGTACTATTTCGGGCCGCTGTCGCCCACTATCGCCGTGTCGAATGGCGTCACGCCTCAGCTCACCACCGGCACCACGGTTACGGAAACGTAAAATTACTGCATGCATGGGGCAGTGATAAGGCCGGGCTGGCGACGGCTCGGCCTTTTTATCTTCGGGGGATCGCATGGCGCTTATTCTAAACAACCGGATCAAGGAAACGGCGTCCGCGCCTGGCACCAGCGCCGTCAATCTTGGTGGCGCGGCGGCCGGCGGCTTTCGCACCTTCGCGTCGAAGATGGCGAACGGTGACACCACCTATTATGAAATCAATGATGGCCAAGGTGCGTGGGAAATCGGCATCGGCACTTGGAACACCGGCAACAGCCTTAGCCGCACCACGCTGTTGGACAGCTCAACCGGATCGGCGATCAACTTCACCAATGCCGTGACGGTGTGGTGCGATTACCCGGCTCAGAAAATCGCAATCTATGACGCCGCCGGCAATCTCAATGTGCCCAACCAAACGTCAGGCTATAGCGGACCGGCCGCCGTCAATGGCGCCTTTGTGTCGGCTGCTTTCGCTGCCTATGTGCCGTCGATCAACAACGCCAATTGGAGCGGCACGGTTCTTTCGCTTGCCAATGGCGGCACGGGCGCCAACAGCGCCGCCAATGCGCGCACCGCGCTTACGGTGCCGTCCACTACGGGCGGCGGGGCATCGGGCACTTGGGGTATTGATATCAGTGGCACGGCGGCGGTTGCGGCGGCGTTACAATCCGGCACCAGTTACACCGCTGCCAATTTTATCCTTTCATCCGATGATCGGTTGAAGACGCGCCAAGGCGCAATCGACGGCGCATTGGCTAAGGTGTGCTTGCTTGAAGGTTTCTATTTCACCTTCAACGATGATTCCGCAGTCAAAGACGGCCGCGTTCGCATGGGTCTTTCGGCTCAGCGTGTGCAAGCCATGTTCCCCGAAGCGGTCCATCCGATAGATGACGGCAAGTATTTGGGTGTCGATTACATGATGCTCATGCCGGCGGTAGTTGAGGCGTTGAAGGATTTGCGGCGTCTTAATGAAGCGCAAGCCATCACGATTTCACAAATGAAGGCGGATATTCTTCGCTTAAAAGGTCACGCATAAATGGCCGTCAGCAATCCCGCGACCCTGGCCAGCATCCAAGCTGAGTTCGGTGGCAATGGTCACTTCGCGGACTATTACGCGGGCGGTCCCTATGTCTCAGGGAGCATTGGCCAAGGCATTCCGTCGAACCCCAACGGCATGGCCATGTCGCAATTCAACGGCGTTCAAAATGGGCTGGAATTTATGTTCATGGGCGTGGGCAACAATGGCAGCCCGTTCCCGATCTATGGTTATGACGATGGGCAAGCGTTCGGGCCGTTCGGCTCGCTTTCGCCTGACGCATTCTTTGCCGGCGGCACGGTCACGTCTTTCGTTTGGAATAGCGGCGCCAACAATATGTTTCTTGTGTTGGATAATGGCACCGGCGCCGATCCTGGCCAATTCTGTTTTAACTATGTGACCATCAATGGCAGTAATTTTAGCGCCGGGGCGGCTTCTTACGCCAACGGCGCTTGGACATGGAGTGGCGTTTCTAATCCGATGGGCACAAGCGGTGGCATCAATATTTCGTTTCACTAGGGGGCAGCGTGAAAATCAATTGGCAAATTTGGATGGTGGCGGTGTTGCTCAGCGCATGTGCGCCCGCGCCTACGGTTGCGCCGCCCGCGCACATGCCTACGGGCGCATCAATGCCGCCGCCGGTTGGCGCTTCAGATTATTGCAAGCGTCCTCCAACTGACGAGCATTGCACACCATGAAATTTCCCTACACCGATGCCCGCATGATGCAATTGCAAAGCGTCAATGTCGGCGTAAACGATTCCACCACCTACACCACGGACCAAGTGCAATTTGGCGTGATCGAATATTGGATCGTCGCAGGCAAGCGAGGGGATTGTGAGGATTATGCTCTTGCGAAGATGCAAAAGCTTCGCGCGCTTGGTTGGCCCAAGGAATGCCTCAACATTGGCATTTGCTACTTGGGCGATGAAGGCCACGCGGTTTTGATCGCTGAAACGGACAAGGCCGATTTCATCTTGGACAACAACAACGATAAAGTGGTGACGTGGGATAAAACGCCATATCGTTGGTTGGAAAAAAGCGTTGACGGCGATTTTCGCAAGTGGGTTGCGATCGAAGGATGACTAAATGTTTGGCTTCGATCCGCTGGGGCAAACCGGATTAGGTGAGATCCCCACCACGGCGGCCACCGCTGGCACGATCGCGGGCGCGGCGTCGCTTAGCGGAATGGGCAAAGGCTTTCATTCCGTAGCCGGCGCGATCAATGCCACGTCTTCATTGGCGGGCGTCGGCAAAACCCAACGGCGCACCGCCGGCACGATCGCGGGCGCCGCTACGGTTCAAGGGCATGGCCTAGCGCCAGCCATCACCCACGGCACAATCGCGGGCAGCTCGTCACTGAGCGGCGTTGGGAAAACCTTCCGCAAAACTGTTGGTTCGATCGCTGGCGCTGCCACCGTGGCCGGTGTGCTTCATGCCTTGGCGCAATTTCACGGGGTGATTGCTGGTGCTGCGGCGCTTGCCGGCGTTGCGCGGGCGCGCGGTGGTTCGACGGGCACGATCCAGGGCGCCTCAACGTTGGTGGGCGTGGCGCATGCCCGCCGTGCGGCTAAGGGCACGATTGCAGGCGTGGCAATCGTCAATGGTTTTGGAACAGCTATTCGACGCGCCGCCGGCACATGCGCGGGCGCGTCGGTGCTCGGCGGCGCCATAATCAACGCCAAACGCACTCAGGGCACCATGGCGGGCAGCTCTAGCCTTGCGAGTGTCGCCCATACCCGAATTGCATCGGCCGCCATATGCGCGGGCGCGGCCCTGGTGGCGGGCGTGGCGCATACGATCAAGGGCACGCGTGGTTTCATTCTCGGTCAAGCTGGCGTCAATGCCGGCGGCAAAGGGCTTACGGGCGCGGCCGGACATATCCAGGGCGCGGCGATCGTCACCGGCAAGCCTCGCGTCACCGTTCCAACGCACGGCACCGTCGCGGGCGTGGCGGTGGTTTTAGGGCGTCCGCGCACGATCATCAAAACCGCCGGCACGATGGCGGGCGCTGCAACGCTTGCCGGCGTCGGTAAGAAATTCGCAACATCGCGTGCCACCGTGGCCGGTTCGTCATCGCTTGCCGGTGTTGGTGCATTCCATCAAAGCGCAGCGGGGCGCATCGTAGGCGGATCGGTGGTGTTGGGCCGAACGGACGCCGCTTGGAAGACGCACGGCACGATCGCGGCCAGTTCAACGCTTGTCGGCACGGGGCGTTTGGTACGCGGCGCGGCTGGTGCTATCCACGGATCGGCCACGCTTTCGGGTGCGGGCTTAGGGGTTCATTTTGTTTTGTCGATCGGCGTCATTGCCGGCGCTGCCATCCTTGAAGGCGCAGCGGCCGAAGTGCCAACAGCGGCATGCAATGATGGCGCGGATCGTCAATGCGCGTGCTGAAAGGATAAGTGATGGCCGAATATATCAAAGGTTTTGAAACCATCCGTGAGCCTGACGGCTTGCTGGAAACGGGCGCTGTTGTCACAACGCACACCCACAATTTTCACCACAACACCGATTTTACCATGGGTCTTTGGGAAATTCATCGCTTCCAACCCATCGTGGGCAAAGACGGCGCGCAAATGGTGGGCGGAAATTCCAACGAACCAATGTGGACTGAGTTACCGATTGAAAGACTTCGCGGTGGTGGCCCTCATCACACGATAGAAATTCCAAAGAACATGGCGCACAGATTCGTTTTGCTGGAAGGCCCTGGCTTCTATCGTTGCCGCTTCATCAATCGGGATCGCAACGGCAATCCGGTTGAAGAGTGGCAGGGCCACAAAAAGGAATCGCGATAGTGTGTGAGCTGCTTTTGTGCGCCGCGAATAGGGGCACCAGCGGCAATCCGTTGGTGGATAGCCACGCGGCGCAAATTGGCGACGTGGCAACGATCCTTGTTGACGGCGCGCATTGGGGCACCGGGCCCCTCGGCATCACCGGGCCAAATCCCGCTGGCTGGCGCATCCTCAAGATGGCAAATGTTGCGTGGGGTGACGCCGACAATCTGTTGGTGGGCGAACACGAAACCAACCCTCAGCATCCAAGCCCCTATTTGCAATATCGCCAGTTTTTTATCGACGCATCAAAGGTCATCGATCCCGCCGTGCTGGCGTACCTCGCGGATGATTCACGCGCCGCGCCTTTCATGGTTTTGGATTACGGCGCTAACTGGCTTGATAGTGTCACGTCAAAGCGTCCAAGGATTTACTGGACCTAATGGCAACCACCAAAACAATCGGAACGGGCGTAGGCCGGGATTATCCCGACATTGCCTCATGGCTTGTGGACTTCGCGCCAGGTGGATGGATCGGCGTTTGCGAGAATGATTCGCTTTTCACGGCCGGTTGTAATTTCTCAGGCCAGTCCACCAGCATCACAGACTATATCCGGCTTGAGTGCGCGGCGGGGCAGAGCTTTCGCGATGGCGGCGCGTCGCAAGCTCTTACCTATGACGCCTCCAAAGGCGTGGCGATCGACCAAAACGTACCCTACGCCAGTGTTTTTACGGTCAATGAGCTTTACGTCACGCTCTTTGGATTACAGATAAAAAACTCTAGCAATTACGGGGCCGTCGAAAACAACACTCAATTTAATACCTCAGTTATCGATAGCTGCATTTTGGTCAACACCTCGGCTTCTGGCATCTCCACAATTCGCTGGCGTTATGGCATCGTTGTAAATTCGCTCGTCATCTATCAAGGCGGCGCATCGCACGGCGCCGTTGAGTTGGATTATGCGGTTTCAACGTTTGTGAATTGCACGATCGTTAATCCTTCCAACGTCACCGCCGGCAATTATGGTTTCCCCGGCGGCGGATCGGCCGCGTCATATAATAACGCCGTGTTTGGCTTTGGCGGTTTCAACCAAAGCACCATGACGGGCAGCAATAACGGTTCTGACAAAACCATTGGCTTTGGCACGAGCAATCAAGCATCGCTCACCTACACCTCGCAATTTGTCGGCACTACAACCACATCGTCAGACTTTCGTTTGCAGAGCGGTTCGGCATTAGGCGCTGGCGCCGGCGCGGATCAAACCGCGTACAACGGCGGCGTCGATATTTATGGCACCGCGCGGCCAACCGGCCTTTCATCCATCGGTTGCTTTCAGCCAACCAGCGGTCCCACCGTTATTTCTGGCGCCGGCACGATGGCGGGCGCGGCAACCGTCGCCGGTGTTGGGAAGACGCTCAGGCGCACCGCTGGTTCGATCGTTGGCGCTGCCACCGTGGCCGGTGTTGGCAAAACTCAGCGTCGAACCGTTGGCACGATCCAAGGCGTCTCAAATCTCAATGCCGTTGGCTTAACGCTTCGCAAAACCGCCGGGTCATGTGCTGGCGCGGCGTCGCTTGTCGGCGTCGGGATGACGGTTCGCATGTCGGCCGGCACGATCGCCGGTAGCTCTTCGCTTGCCGGCGTTTTCCATGCAACCGGCCACATGGTTGGAACGTGCGCGGGCGCGGCGACGGTCAACGGTGTTGGGAAGACTTTCCGCAAAACCGCCGGTTCGATCACGGGCAGTTCGTCGCTGAGCGGCGCAACCACAAATAACGTCACGCGGCCAACCGCCGGAACGATTATGGCGATCGCTACGCTTACCGGCATCTTCCGGGCGCGCGGGGCGATGGCGGGCGCGATCGCGGGCGCGGCTATTCTTGCCGGCGTGGCGCGGGTCATTGCGCCTTCCAACGGCACGATCGCGGGCAGCTCGTCACTGAGCGGCGCAACGAAAGTATTCCATACCAGCGCCGGCACATGCGCGGGCGCGGCGACGGTCAACGGCGTTGCACATGCGCGCATTGCATCCGCCGGCACGATGGCGGGCGTTGCTACGCTCAACGGCGCGACAACGAACAACGTCACGCGCACCACCGCCGGCACGATCGCCGGGCAAGCCACTCTTGCCGGTGTCGGCCATGCGCGCATGATGGCGGCCGGCACGATCGCGGGCAGCTCGTCGCTTGCCGGCGTCACGCATCCGATCGCCACGGCCGCCGGCCATGCGGCTGGCGCGGCGTCGCTGAGCGGCACCACGGCGGCCCATAAAGCCGTCGCCGGCACGATCCAGGGCAGCTCTAGCCTGATCGGCATCGCGTCCGGCGGCGTCGCGCACACGGCTGGGCATATTGTGGGCGCCGCGTCCCTGGTGGGTATGACAATTGCGCCGCTCCCGGCGCCGTGTGATATATTGGAAGGGCCGGGCGGCTGTTATCTTTTACGCGGGCAGGGGTGCGGCGTGACACAAGCGATCGGGGATTTCCCTTCTTTCAATCCAACTGAGCGCAAGCCGGTAGGGTTCGATTTCACCAGCGAGTTGCGCCCTGGTGATAGCGTCACGGAAATTCTCACCTTCGATTGCAAGGTTGCGGTCAATCCCGGCGCCGATCCAACGCCGGCAACAAAGCTTATTCTTCCGCCCACGCTGTTCGGGAACAAGGTCACGCGGGAAGTTGGCGCGGCCGATCCGGCGGTGGCAAACGGTTTTCAGCCGATGGTAGAATACTACATCGCCTCAACGGTGCTCACGCGCCTTGGCGATGTTTTGACCCTTTGGGGATTTCTTAAAGGGGTGCCGATCGGATGCTAAAGGCACTCCAAAAATTCCTCAACGCCATCAATCCGCCAAGCGTGGTGATCTTGCCGCCCGACACGAAACCCGTGGCTGTTGCATCCAAAGCGGTTGGGTTTTTCGATAACCGTTTTACCGTCAAGCCTGAGGAAAATTGGGATGACTATCTTCGGCGCATCGATCCTTTCGTTTTCCAAAAGAAGGCTGGCGACTTTGCGGTGGTGTCAGCCGAATTTGCCTTCGATGGCGCGGTTACTTTTGCCAAAGACAATTTCGATCTAGGCGGATCGGTCAATAAAGGTTTCTACAATTTGACGGGCGGCTCACCCGTGCCGCTTTCCCAATCCGGTTGGTATGCCGCGCAATCGTTTATCGGCTATCAAATGTGCGCGGTGCTCGCTCAACATTGGCTGATTGATAAAGCTTGCACCATGCCGGCGCGGGATGCCGTTCGAAACGGTTGGGATATCGTCAGTGATGGCGGCGAAAAGCTAAAGCCCGAAATCGTTGCTGAATTTCGCAAGCTGGAAAAGCGTTTTAAGGTCAAAGAGAATTGCGTCCAGGCGGTGCGAAAGTGCCGCATTTTTGGCGTTCGCGTGATCCTGTTCGAAGTCACAAGCGCCGATGATCAATATTACGAAAAGCCTTTTAATCCCGATGGAATCGTGCCGGGAAGCTACAAGGGCATTTCGCAAATTGACCCCTATTGGATCGCGCCTGAGCTTGACTATTCAGCGGCGGCCAATCCAGCCGGCCGGCACTTTTACGAACCGACATATTGGAACATCAATGGCAAACGCTATCACCGTTCGCATTTGATCGTTCTTAAAACCAATGAAGTGCCGGACATTTTGAAGCCGGCCTATTTCTTTGGCGGCGTGCCGCTTCCGCAAGTTCTTTACGAACGCGTCTATGCGGCTGAGCGCACCGCCAATGAAGGTCCGCAGCTCGCTTTGACGAAACGCCTCACCGTGCTTGAGGGCGTCGATATGTCATCGGCGGCGTCGCGGCCGGAAGAATTTAGGAACAACCTCCAAAAATTCGCCTATTTGCGGGACAATTACGGCATTCTTGCCCTTGGCGGAACGGAAAAGCTCAACCAACAAGACACCGCGTTGGGCGATGTGGACGTGGTGATTATGACGCAATACCAATTGGTGTGCGCGATCGCCGAAGTGCCGGCAACCAAGATGCTGGGCACGATGCCGAAGGGCTTTAACGCTACCGGCGAATACGATGAAGCGAGCTATCACGAGTCGCTAGAGAGTATTCAGGAACATGATATGGCGCCGATCATTGAGCGCCACACCTTAATGGCGATGCGTTCTTTCGTTTGCCCGAAGTTGGGCATCAAACCGTTCGAAGTGAGCATAGATTTTGCTGAGCTTGACGCCGAAACCGCTCTTGAGCATGCGACGCGCACCAACACCGAAGCCGAACGCGATCTTAAATGGGCGCAAACCGGCGCGTTGGACGGTGTTGATATCCGCAACCGCCTCAGGGGCGACAAGGAAAGCGGCTACAGTGGCATCGAAGAGGCAATTCCGATCGGCCCCACGCCCTCGCGCGTGGTGCAGCCTGGCGCACCGCTGGCCGCGCCCAACACCGAACCGGGCCAAACGCCTACGCCGGCACCGGCCGCGTCGCCAACTGGCGGCGGTGCAGCATCGCCGGCCGCCGCACAAGCACCGCCCGCCAGCGGCCACGATGAATTAGAGGCAACTTTGGTTGAGTTCGCCAATGCGCTTGCGAATTTTGAGAGATACCACCGGATAGGTTAATGGCCCGCGTCTTAAGCACCAGCGCCCGAACCGTGTGGCCGAAAGGTCAAGGTCCGCAAAAACATTTGAAAGGCACCGATCTAGCAATTCCGGTTGGTGTTTATGACCGCTATGCGCGCCGCCTGATGGCGATGACGAACCAAATGACGCGTGACACCCAACGCGAAATTACCGCGCTTTATCGACACCCTGACGTGCAAGACTATTTCGACGGCTTTCACGCCATGGATATCAGCCCGGCGTCGCAAGCGCGCATCCTCACCAACAAGTTGATGGCGCGTTTTACGATTCTGTTCAACACCGAAGCGCCGCCGGCCGCCGAAGGCATGACGGAAGAGGCGAACAACGCCAGCCAAGTAGCAACCGAAACCAGCTTGCGCGCCCTATCTAAAGGGCTGACGATTTCCACGAAATTCATCACCGAAGGAATGCGCGAGCTGTTGAAAGCGACGATCGCCAATAACGTTTCGCTGATTAAATCCATCCCATCGGAATTTTTCCGCGACGTTCAACAGGCGGTGCTTTCGTCTATCACCGATGGGCGTGGGTTGGATGACCTAACCAAATTCTTTGAAGACCAGCACGGCGTACAATCGCGCCGCGCCCACAACATCGCGTTGGATCAAACCCGTAAAGCCTACAATGGGCTTAATCGCGAGCGATTGAAAAAGGTTGGCGTCAACAAATTTCAGTGGATTCACTCAGGCGGTGGCCTTCATCCGCGCATCCACCATATCACGCCATGGCCCGCCGGCTTGAATGGGGGCATCTTTTCTTATGACAAGCTTCCGATTATAGATGAAAACACCGGGGAGCGGGGCATACCGGGGCAAGCGATCAACTGCAAATGCACGATGGTCCCGGTGATAGAGCTAGGCGAAGACGATGACGGCCCGAGTCACTGATCACAACGGATGGTTTACCGTCCCGCGCAATCCGCTTTCAAAGGCGGGTGTCTTCCCGTACACGAAAAAATCCACCCAGGCGCCGGGATGGGAAAGCGACCCTGACGGAATCGTGATGGTCTATCGGCCCGAAAGCGAATTGGCCGATCCCGAAACCGTCAATTCCTTTAAGCTTTTGCCGTGGATCAACGATCACCAAATGCTTGGTGATCCTGAGGATAATCCAGCATTGACGCCGCCCGAACAAAAGGGCGTGCATGGCACCACTGGCGAACAAATTGAATATGATCCCAGCGATCGAACGCTTTATGGAAATCTCAAACTTTGGTCACGCTCGCTTGGTGATGCGATCGATGCTGGTAAAAAACAGCTTTCCATGGGCTTCCGTTGCGTGTATGAGCATAAAGCGGGGAATTTCGAGGGGCGTCCGTTTCAAGCAATCCAACGTAAGATCAGAGGCAACCATCCCGCCTCTGTTGACTTGGGCCGGATGGGTCCAGACGTTGCGGTACTTGATTCAATGTCTTTCGGTTTTGATGCTGCTGAGCTGAGGGAAATTAAGCCGATGAAAAAAGTTGCTCGTCGCGTGAATATCGCCGCAAAGCTTGGTTGTGCTCCCGATGCTTTGATGGCCCGCTTCGGGATGGACGGCGCTGATGATGCCGCCAAAAAGATTTTCAACGCCGCGATGGACGCTGAGGAAGACGCCGAAGGCGACACCAGCGACAAGGGCGGCCAGACACTTCAAGAAATTGTGGACGTGGTGAAGGCAGCGGCCGAACCCATGGCCGAATTACAGGAAGCGATCGCTTCCATGGCCGGCGGCGGTGCCGCTGGTGAAGACCCCGACGCGGTTGATGATCCTGCGATGGATGACACGATGGAACCCGTTGTTGACTCGGCCACGGGTCAACAGAAAATGGGCGCCGATGGCAAGCCCATGTTCCAGAAGAAAGCCGCCGCTCAGGATATCGGCCAGAAGCCCGCGCTTGGTGTCGCGGCCGACAAAACGATGACGGCCGGTTGTGATGCCGCGATCGCTTCGGCTGAGCTGCATTCAAAGACCGCGCACAAGTTGCTTGCGGGCCGTGCGGCCCCGGCTGAGCTTATTGCGTTTGACGCGGCTATCGCCAACGTCAAGACTGCCCGCGCCAAGGTGAAGGTGGGCAAAGTGAAACCCAAGGGAGCAACCGGCATGGACGCCGCTATCGTAGCGATCAACAAGCGGTTGGATGCGATCCAGCCCGCGCCTTCCGTCAAATCCGTGATGGCGGACATTGCCGCGCGCGACAATCTCTATAAGGCCGTGTCGCCCTTCATCGGTGCGTTCGATCATGCCGAAATGACAACGGCCGATCTTGCGGTTTATGCGTGCGACAAGCTGGAAATCAAAACGCCGAAGGGGCAGGAAGCCACCGCGCTTGCGGGCTATCTCACCGGGCGTCAGCCGTCGCCGCGCCGCGAAACCTACGGCTTCGACGCCGCCAACATCAAACCCGTGGCCGCCGTCAGCGAGTTCGTTGCCGGTTCGGCGCGTTAATTTTTAGGCTCTAAGGGGGCACCACATGGTTGGGCAACAGTCCGTCGCAATTGAAATGGCCGCTGGCTTTCCTGGCCAGTTCTATCTATCCGGCCCCCAGCGTACCCAGCCGGGCGAAATTGTTTCCGCCGGCACCAGCAACCCGAACTATGTAGGTTACGCCTACACCTATTCGGCCGATGGCAAGTGCAACGTGGGTGGCACGGGCGATTTCTATGGGATTCTCGTCAATCCTCAGAATTATCCGCTCTATGGCAACGCTTCCGGGCCGCTTGAACCCGCGTTGAACCTTCCGCAGTATTCGCCCGGCGAGTTTTGCTATGATAGCACCGGCATCTTTGTGCAACTTGCCGCCGCTGCCAACGTGGGTGATCTTGTCTATTACAACACCACCACGGGCGCGATCGTCACTGGCGCCGGAAGCTGGCCTTCCACCGGGGCGCAGCGCGTTGCGATCGTCACGGCCACGGGTGTTGCGACCGTCACCCTTGCGCCGGCCGGAATGCCGCGCATCGGCGTAGGCTCTGTTTTGACGGCGGCCGATGGCCAGACTCTTACCGTGACCAATGTACTGACCGGGACCGGGGGCAACGGCACTTACACCACCGTTGGTTCCACCGCCGATCATGCGGCGGAAGCATTCAGCATTTCCAACCCCGCCACGCCGTCCGGTACGTTGCGTGTTCCGGGTTGGGAAGTGCTGCGCTTTACCG